TTTTCTTTCTTTTGTTTTGTAGACATATCGTTGTAGACATGCAAACCAATTTTATCCAAGGCTATTTTGCCTGCAAATCCGAAATTGGCGAGTACGGCCTTTGGTGAATAATCCAAATTCTTAAGATTACGCCAAATAAAATCAATATCAGAAGCGGTTTGATCACGCTTATTAAAATAATCGATATCGTGTAACTTGCAATTTTCGTCAAGAGGACTAACTGCAGGAATGTCTAATGGAAAACTCCCGTCTTCTTTCACAGGAGGATAATTCGGACCACAGAAATTACCGTGATACTTGAATTCTGAAATGTCAGAATTTGTACAAAAGTGGGCAAAGCCTACTTTTACATGCGCAGATGGCAGGGAGCGCAAAGCTCCTGCCATTCTTTGAGGTATTTGGCATTGTTGTGTTGCGTAATTTTCGTAACCTAACCAAAAGCTAACAGACCATTGAAAACTTGGTATCACTGGGATGTATTTTGTGTTTATGTCTAAAATTGACCACTCACCAATATCAAATGTGACTGAGAAGTCTTGCGCAACCTGGCGATGCATCCAAGTGCGGCCATACTTCAATTCGCAATCCTTAACGTACCAATTCAAAAAATCTTGGATTTTACCGTACTGGACGACGCCATTAAAGGTGGATAAGAGTAGAAGTGAGAGAAGTTTATGATAATGAATAACGACATTAGTAACATCTTTTGTCCTATTGTTATAAACTATCGAAGACCAAATTCTTGACAAATCGAATTTTGGAGCATACATTCCTGCATACTCAACGACCGTAGCACCGAGGAAAGTTAAACCTACTACTGTGTCTTGAACTTGATGGTCTTCAGCCTTCAAACTCCAACCAAAGCGGCGATAAAAATTGTCTTGTTGCACAAACGAAGACATAAAAAAGCCTAATTGGTTCTTCACCCATGCTGTCAAATTGTCATCTGAATACAAAGCTAAGCTCATCAATTTATTGACGTCTCTCCAGCCCTGAATCCACGGATTATGAAATTTTATATATGCTAATTTGACAAGCAAATGACCTAATGAATTATCGGAAGTTGTATTCCAATCCCCACTAAGCATACCCTCGACCATAACCACTTGAAACCATGGTAATATGCATGCCGCGTTAGTGCACATTTCGTATAACCAGTCCATTCTTTCGGTGTACTCTTCTTTAGTCATTCCTTGTTCATCGAAAAGTATAATTCTAATTCTTTTGCAGTACATTCTTAATTTTTTCCGAAAGTGTTTATCAAACTTACGAACATCATCGGAGGAAAACAGATTCATGTCCTTAGAGAACTTACGAATGAGTCTGTCTAAACCACCATACTGAAATGAGCACCCGACTTTTATGGGAGATGTCTCCCAAGCCTTGTACATCTTTTTATTGAAAGATTGACATAAACGGAAACCACTTGATGTGGTTGTGACATCCGGGATTTGAAATATCCTCTGGTCTTTCATTTCAATTTTCTTCTTCTTTATATATTCACTCTTACCAGAAACTTTCCAAAGTGTTTCTAATTTTAATTTGTGTGCATTATTCCAGAAGAATTCCACTTCGTCGCTATTGTGGCGGAAGTATTCAGCTTTGTCATGGCCATAACCATGTTGATGTCTCAAAGCGCCAATTGAGGATTGAAAATTAAACTCACATTGACCCAATGAAAGAACGGAGGAAGTTACTCCGTCTTTTTGTAACATTTCCACCACTAGCTTTGTTGCCCATTCAATTTCTTCAAGTGGAAATTCCCCTTCTGTTTCTTTTGGGTGATCAAAAAGGAGAAATTGATTTGCTATCATGTCCCAGCTACCGGTCACAAAACCGTGAGTTAATTCCACGGGGACTTTCTTAAGGCCAGGATCATAACGCAAATAAAAATCATTCAAAGCAGTGGAATCTCCAGCTGAAGGACTGCTAATAAATGACCGATTTTTCAAGTAACCTAGGGATGGCAGGAACTTTGGTTTAATCGAATAACCCATTGGGGGTGTTGTTTGGAGATGTGATCTCCATCCCCCCAGCAAGAAGGCTTGCGCCTCCTGGCTGGGGACATCTAGTTTAAAGAATCGAGCCCCAAAAATTTTTTAATTTCTGGGGTGAACCACCGACCAATATTAAC